GCAACAGCATGAACAGGTAAATTACTTGTTCGCTCCTGAAGCCCAATCGGCAATAATGCTGAAAGGGATGGCGCCTAAAAGCCGCCAACTGACGAAGCGCTCTGCGCTTGTATCAGGTGCTGTTTCTTTCATCCAGGAACCTGGGTGGAAGCTCCGAGCAGTAGCTAACCCTAACAGGGTTCTGCAACTAGCACTGTTGCCGCTAAAAAGGGCTCTCTTTCGCTTTTTGCGAAGTTTGCCTAGCGACTTCACCCACAATCAAGCAGGTGGTGTGCTGCAGGTCCAACGATGGCTAAAGGAAGGGAAGATGGTTTATTCTATCGACCTTTCGGATGCGACCAATAATTGGCCGCTCCACCATCAGTTGGAACAGCTACGGGTCTTACTCTCAGGTGACTGGGAGGAGAGCATCCAGTTGTTTGAGGATGCCTCGCGCGCCGAGTGGCGCGTTAAAGACCCTTCTTTACGTACATGGAGAGGTATGAGGTGGACGCAAGGCCAACCCTTAGGTTTGGGCCCTAGTTTTGCGTCTTTTGCCATATCCCATCATTGGGCAGTTCGCTCATGCGGGATAGACTCAGGCAATTACGTCATCGTCGGAGACGATGTGGCACTTTGTGCCAACTCGACAAAAGTCGAGGCGTACCTCGAGTACCTCAGACGCCACAATGTCCCAGTCAGTGCGGACAAGACGATTGTCTCCCGTAGGGTTGCCGAATTCTGCGGGAAGGTCATAACACCGGAAACGGTTATTACGACCTCTAAGTGGCGTCAACTCTCAGATAGGTCATTTTTGGATTGGCTGAGTCTAATCGGCGAAGGGGGTTACCCTTTCCTAAGACCACGCCAAATGGCCATAGCACGCCTTTTATGGACTGTGCCACGTGACCTGGGTGGGCTCCATTTTGGACCCGGATCCATGTCATATGCTGAGAGACTCGCATTCAACAAGCGAGTTTTGGCCTTGATGCACGACCCAACTCCTAATTCCATCGGAGTGAATCGTGTAGGGGATCCCAGCTTGTTCAAGGCTGGGTTTTTGGACCCCTGGATGTACACCGTCCGCAAGGACGAGGTGCATACCGCAGAGGCTGCCTCCCTAGTTCAGGGAGGAATGGATCCTACGGTCAGCACTCTCGAAAGAGTGTGGAAAACCACAAACCAGATTTCTGGTGAGTGGCCTGACTTTATGGAAGTGCCCAACGGTTTTTCAAGTTGGGTACCTCCGGATCCCCGTGGAAGAACCACCCTCGAGATTCTCGAGGATAGGTTAGCCACGTTGTTGAACCGGCCCTAATTAGGGCCGGGTCGCGATCCCG